ACCTGTTATAGTATAAGAAGGAATTGAAGCGATTGTTAAAACAATTTGACTTCCTGAAGCTGCTACATTAGTAAAACCATCAAAAATGTTATTAGCATATAAATTATGCGTACCTAAATTTAAATCATTTGTAGCACCTGTATAAGGCACATATCCTGTTAAAGCAGGAAAGGTTTGTAAAGCACCTGTTCCATCTATAAATTGTAAAGTCGTACCTGCACCTGTTACATTTATGCTCCCATTAGCCGTTAGAGGCGAATTAGCGACACTAAATGCACTCGGCATAGATAAACCTATACTCGTAATTAAAGTCGGAAATGTGGTCAAATTTCCTGCACCATTCACATATTGACCTGAAGTACCTGCAAAGGCAAAAGCTAAAGTTCCTGCCGTTGTAATTGGAGAACCTGTGATTCCGATTGCACCTCCTGTAATAGAAGCACCTACCGAAGTAACTGTTCCATTTTGTCCGTTAGATTTCTGCCAAGTTCCACTTCCGTATAACACCCAATCCCCTACCGCAAAAGTAATAGGACCAGCACCAAAGTTCACAGTTCCAGCAACATTACATAAATATAAATCTCCAGCATCGCCTGTTCCGTTCGTTAATGTCGGAGTATTCGTAGCAGCATTCCAAGTACCTAAATAAGTTACTACCGATGAAGGTAATTGAGATACAGGCACTTTACCGCCACTATCAAGGGTTGCTACACCATTGGCAGCACCTAATGGAACTGAACCCAAAACACCGCTAGTTCCTGTTATTACACCTTCTAATGCCCTTACTTTTGCTCCGCCTGTTATTTGTAATTGATTGCTCATTATAATTAGTTAAAAAGTCCTCTAATAAATTCATCTGATTCTAATGCTCTGCCAAATGTTAAAACACCTGTTGCAGATACCCATTTTACTTGCTCTGCACTTGGGGTTCCTGATGTAATAATATCTCTTACATCAACACCACCACGAGAAACATAAAGACAAGTTTTACCAATTAAATCACTAAATGTAATATATGTTTCTCCACCTGCTGCGGTATATTGTTTCATTGTTGTTCCGCCTCCTGTTACTACCACTCCACTTGGGTTTATTGTCGTTCCTGAAGTACCATATGCTCCTGTACCTTGTAAAGACACCGAATAAGTTGCAATATCCTTCCAAGGTCCATTAATTGATAAAGATGTTAAATTACATTTTCCTGTAATAATAACTAAACCATTTGGTCCGTTATCAATTACAAATTTAACTACTATTGTAGTTCTATTTTGTTGTTGCTGAAGTAAAAATAAATAACCATAATTGTCCAATGTAATAATACCATCACAATTAATAGTCCAAGATGCTATGTCATTTTTAAATTCACGATACCAAGCCGATGTTTGACTTGTAACCTCTTTTTGATTGACATTAACATTAAATGTGCAACTCGTAGAACAAGCAAAAGGAATATCGTAAGCAATTGTAGAAGTAAAATAATTAATATATGTTCCTTCAGTATATAATGTAGCCGTTCTGCCTGTTAAATTTAAAACAACAACTTTTACAACTAATCTATCCGTTGTAGCCATTGAAGTTGCAGGTACAGTAACATTCGTAGTATATAATGTTGGACTTGTTGAAGTAAAATATACCGAATCAGAACTAGCTATTGGAGTTAATGTTGTACCATCAAATTTTGCAATTGTTATCGCAAACATTGGTGTTCCAGCCGTATTTGTAGAAAGTGAAAGGTAATTTTTAAATACCCAAACACCAGCAGCAATAGATGTTGAATTAGGGTCTCCGCTATTTGTAATAAAACTAGCCAAATCGCCATCAGCTATTCTAGTAAAATTAGCAGCAGCACCGCCTTCATTGTTTGGACTTATCTGATAATATGTACTTCCTAATATTGTTCCTTGCGATGTAGCACCATTAAAATAGTAGTTTGTACTATCTTGTTGCTTATAAAGCATTATGTTTTTACCTGTTACTTTAGTTGCCATAAGTCAAATTTACGAATTAATATGTTCTATTGTTTCGGTTGAATCATTATCCACATTAGTAATTTCTATAACTTGTATTGAATCAACTTCATCTATTTCAGGAATAACACTTGCCCTATTCATAAGGAACTTTTTATCATTATATGATAAAGGCGTTGTGCTTGGGTCAGTAATTGTATAAAGTTTATCTAAATAATTCAATCCTTTAGCCGTTTTAAATGCACCTAAATCTCCTTCTAAAGTACCAAAATTTTTATTTAATAGGTTAGAATATTGTCTAGCTATTAATTGTTGTAAATAGTAAAATGCTTCAGTATTTGGATATCTATACCAATTTTTTAATATTGTTTCACTTGAACTATATAATACCCCAATATTATTACTTCCATCTACGTTGTAAAACGTTCCGTAAGGTTGTTGTAATTCTTTTGTAGGAACTTTACTATCTCCAACTTGCCTAATTATATTAACTCCTTTTTCAACAGTTTGATTTTGTGTTATTTTAAAAGTATTTATATCAATACCGCTATATGTTAATGAATCAACATAAATTTTAACTTTTATATATCCATTAGGTACATTATTAAGATAAATTTCATTGTTATATGTTTCCCAACGTGCTGCTTTATTTGCAGTAATATCTATAAAAGTTGCAGTTGTTTGCCATTGGTTAGATGAATTAAAATAATATACTGTTGATGACAAATTTTCTCTTAAAGTAACTTGCATTTTAGCTTTAGTAAAAATCATTCTAAATGCAAATGATATTGTAAAACTAGGCGAAACCATATAAGGTAAATAAGCTAACGGAGCAAGTAAAGTACCCATTTCTAATGATGCAGTTCCACCTGATTCTCTTAACAATATTGTATTTGATTCATCTTGTGAATTTTCTATAATTTGTGCAGTTCCAGTTCCTGTTTTATCTAAAATCCAACCATATAAAACATTTGTTGAAACTATGCCTTTAAAATTACCATTGTGAGCATAATTATTAGGGAATTGATAAGTATGTTTTAAGTTAAGTTTTGGATATCCTTTTCTTATAATTTTAGTTTGACTATTATTTACGAAATGAACATTACCATTTGCAAATGGTTCTATTGCAACATTTTTATTAAATGTACCTGAATTAGTAACTGAAACACTTGGAGATATTACATATTCAGTATAATATCTTGTTGTATCGCACATTTCATTGATTGCTAATAATTGCCATTTACCATCACTTTGAAACAAACGACAACCAAATGATTCAAGTATTTTAGTTAATACTTCATAATAAGTAAAACCTTGAAAATCCCTTCTATATTGATATGTTTGAATAAATGGTTCATCTCCACTTGCATCTGCTCTATCAAACATTCCTTCGGCATAATATGAACAAGAAGTCCATAATGTAATAGGGTCAGGCAATGCAATAACATTCAATGTTTCCGCAATTATATCAATTAATCTTTCTCTTTCGTTTATGCTTTTTAATTCGTAATAATTAAAAGGAGTATCATTTAAAAATGAAAGTCCATCTATTCCAATAATGTCAACTTGCACATATCCTGTCGTAAATGGTACTTGAACATAATCGTTAAATAAAAACCCACACCAAAGTAAATCACTTCCATTTACTAATTTAATGAAGTATTTTCTTACATCAAAGTTTAATAAATCAGGGAAATTAGTTGAATTGCTATCCGATACAATAAATGAAACATTTAATTGAGATGATACAATTGCAGCCAATGGTTCATCACCACTTGCGTTTGAATTAAGTTGTATGCTAACTGCTTCATAATCTATAACCGATGTTAATACATAATCTTTCTCATAGATATTAGCAACTAAACTTGTTCCATCTCTTAATGCTTGTGTTAGTCTATATTTTAGTCCGTAAGCCATTATACTAAACTTATGTTTTGTCCTTTAAGGAATGATGATTTTTGTGTCCTATTTATAGCTACTAATAAATCTTGTCCTCTTAATACAAATTGTCCGTTTCCTCCTGTTGATTGCCCACTCATTGCACCTGCATTAAATGTAGAGTTCATCATACCGCTTAATTTGCTTAAAGGCATTACTGCTTCAGGTCCAGCTTCCCCTATCATTGAAAAAGTTGGTTTACTAACAACACCACCATTAGCAAATGGAACTACTTTTAATAAAGTAAATAATAAATCAAATATACCGCCTCCACTTGAATCAGCACTTGTTGAACCTCCTGAACCTGTTTTCATACTATTTTGTATGTCAGCAAGTATTTGTGCTTTAATTATTGCAAATCCTAATTCTTCAATAAATTTCATTAATGATTCAGTAATAGCATCAAAAACATTTTTACCGCTTTGTATTGCATCCCAAGTGCTTTTAATTGCACCTGTAATACTACTTGCCATTTTATCGGCAAAAGCATTCATATCTTGTTCTTGTTTTTTTAATATCTTTTGATTTTCTTCGTAATCTTTTTTAGTAAGATTAATTTTAAATTTATAAAATTTAGATAAATAATCTAAATAATCTTGATGTTGTTTTTCTAAATCTTCTATTGTTGTATCTTCAGGAACAGTCTCAATTTTACCAATTGGTTCTTTTGATTTATTGATTAATTTTTGTATATAATCAACTTCTTTTTTAGGTTTTGTAGTTTTTTCAGGAGTTAAAACCAAACCACCCTTTTTTGCTAATTTATCTGCTTCTTCTTGTGCAGTTTTATAAATGTCTTGATATAATTTAACAATATCTTTTTGTGTGTTTATTTCAACATCTTTAAATCCTTGTGCAGTTCTATTATTAATGTCTTTATAATTTAAAACATCAATAGAACCTGATAATGTTGCACCACTTACAAACCCCTTGTATTCACTTAAAGATTTTCTTTCAAGTAATTTTTGTTTTAATAATTCTTCTGAAGCCTTTTTGGCTGCTGAATCTGCTAATGCTCTTTGAAAAGAAGCGTTTATATAATCATTGGTTTTTTTATTAAATGTATCTTCAGCTTCATTAATATTGGTTTTAATACCAAAATTCTTACCTAATTCTTCATTATATATTCTTAACGCTTCCTTACCTGTAATAATTCCTTTATGATATTCATCAAATGCTGCTTGAACTTTTAAAACTTTTTCTGCTGCATTTGTAAATTCAGTACCAATACCTTTTAAAGCATCTTTATAAGCATCTGCATTAGTTTTTGGAGATTTAAAAAAATCTGCTATTTTATCTTTATTTGCTTCAAGAATACCAACTAATAAAGAAAAACCTAATACAATACCAGCAGGTCCAGTCAATGCAGCACCCATACTTTTAAAAGCACCTGATACACTACCTTCCATCATTGCCATTCTTGACAATGAATTACCAAACATTACCAAACCATTTGCTCCTTGTTGTAAACCACCTGATGCAAATTCTCTTGTAACTCTATCTAATGAACCTATTGCTCTAAATGAATTATAACTAGGTGCGGTTAAATTATTTTCTAAAGATTTACCTGCTGAATTAACATTAGTTTGTAATGTTTGTATTTGAGTATTAACTCTAGTTAATTCTAATTCAAGGCTATTTAATACCGCTGGAGAATAGCTTTTATTCGCTATTGCGGTTTGTAACTGTGTATATTTATCCTGAAGTTTTTGTAATTCAGTTATAGCTTGTGAAACATCAAACGAAATCGAACCCTGAAAATTATTACCACTTGAAGCTGCCATATTTTATTAATTTATTCCGTATAAAGACAAAGTTCGTAAAAGTTGGTCATTTGATAAATATGTTTCCTCTATTTCATCTTCTTCATCTAATTGTGGTATATGCCAAAAGGATTTAATTGATTTAGGCGACTTTTCGGAAGTATTACTTAAGTATATAATATAGGCGAGGTTTCGAGTCCTCGCCCATTCATTTAATTCTTTTCGTTCTGTTCCCAAAACGATAATGCTATAATCTTTCCAAGTCATTTCCCAAAACTCACTAGGTCTTATTCCACATTCGGCAGCTTTTACCAAAATGTCATCCCAAGTTAGTTTTTCGAGGCTTTTTTTTTCTCCGTTTCTTTAGATGTAGAATTTACATTTATTGATGCAGTTGATAGAATATATTTAAAATATTCTACTAATTGACCTTCAGAAACGTAGATTGAGCCTATTTCATCAATCCAATCGCAAACATCTATTTCGTTATAGATAATATCTTCTTTTTTACTTACACAAGCTGATTTATAGCCGATGTAAAATAATTTGATAATCTTATCTAAATCTTTTTGTGCGGATGCTAAACTTTCAAAATAGTTTTCTAAACTAATATTGTATGTTTTGCAAAATTCACACATTGCCCAAGTACCCCACTTGAGAAGGATTGTGTTGTTGTTTAGTTTAAGTTCGAACATAAGTTATTATGTAGTTTTGGTTTGTGTTAATGGAGGGTTTACAACTTCAAAAGTTGCACTAAATTTAACATCTTCTTTATCAGGAGCGTTTAAATCCCAATTTGAAATAAACACTAAATCAGTTGGTTGACCGCCATAAACTACATTACCACTTGCAGGACTTGATGGTCCCATTTTAATTGCAAATTTAGTTTTTGCAACGTGTAAAGAGTAAAGTAAGTCATAAGAATCCTTACTAGGAGTTCCTGTTTGGTCGATTGCAAATCCGTCAGCTTTAATTTGTTGTTTAAAGTTTGGACCTGGTTCGTAATCATTTAC